TATTATGTTTGCAAGACCACTCAGACAAGGGCAGTTTATGTTGTTAAGCAACTAATCCAGTTATGGTTTCCTGGATCGCAGTTTCTGGAGCGTGTTTTCACCTCCAGAGATTACGTTTTGACCGTTCCACCCGCAGAGTTCAGTGACTCTCTGTATTCCAAGTCTAGCGTTGATTTTTTAGGTGTTTACCAAGGTGTGTATAAATGGGGAATATTACAGCTTCCCGTAAGATACCACGTGCAAACACCAGCCCCTTTTAAATTGAGGGGAGTCGACGAAGCGGGAATATCCGTAATAAGGGACAAGCACATAATCAAGCTAGGCTTACCAGACTATGACTCGTTCTCATGCTTAAAAGCTGAGACACGGTTTAGTGTTTGTTGTGGGCCATCACCGGTGCCTTTCCATTTTAATGCGGATTCCCCAGGAGGTCGTATAGGTATGATTAGGGCTTTGTTAACTCCAGTTAATGTGTCACAAGATAAGGACATATTTGAGGAAGCGACGCCTGAAGACCACGCTAAGGGTTGGAGCACCCTTTACTCATGGCCATTAATACCAGACCGTTTTGCTAGAGTGGATGAACCACGATTGGAAGTGACATATGAAGATAGAGTAGCTTGGTGTGAGTCTAAAGATAAGAAGGCTTTATACTTAGCTGCTCTCAATAATGTTGCCGAAGATCCAGAAAGAGTAACAAAGGCCGAATACTTGACTGTTAGTTTGAAGAGCAAAACTAACGAAGCACTCCTCAAAGACAAAGAGAGGATCATAGTCAATGTATCACCCGAGGTGGCTGTTATGACAGCACCGGAGGTTGAATTAGCTACGGCACGAGCGAAAATCTGGTGGTCAGCATCAGAGATGGAACTGAACCATATAACAGTAAATAAATACCGCCTGTTTCATATTTGGGGGAGTGGAACCACCCCAGAAGAACGAGGTCATGTTGCTTCCAAATTTACTACAATCGGCCCGAATTGCATCGGAGTTATGGATTGTGGAGACGACATGGTAGGCGTAATAAATATCCAAGGTCACAGGATTTTCTGTGAGGGAGATGCAAGCAACTGGGATCATTCCCAGACCGAAGCGCTTGTTAACGGGGTATTTCATGGGGCACTAAGAGTTGAGTATATGTATTACGCAGCTCTAGGAATGCCACATGACACAATACAACTGCTACACAAAGTCAATAGAGCAGAGGTTAAAGTCATTAACCCCGACAACCCGAGTGAGAGCGTAAAGTTCTCATTAAGAACAGCACCCAGACGTCAATCTGGAGAAGCTGCCACCACCCTTGGTAACGGTATAGGTACCGGTCATGCATACACCGCTGTAATGCTTGAATTTGCAGAAATGATAGATGCTTCCAACGAGGAGCATACTAAAGACGAGTTGAAGAGGTTACTGACCAGCTATATGGTCAACCGCTTCAAAAAGTTAGGACACCGTCTAAAGTTTCGTGTATTTGATGGCATAGAGGAAACCACTTTCCTCAGGGGATTCTTCGTTCCGTGTAGACACGATGTGGACATTCACACAACGCATTTGTGGATGATTTCACCAGAGGTCGTGTCAAAGTTGGGTCATTGCTGTGTTGATCCCAACACCAGGAGCGAATATAAAATGTTAGTAGGCAAAAATGCACAGGAAACACGTGAAATGCGATGTTACCAGCACGTATCCGACGTGCTTTATGCATATGCCTCGTTTGCTAAGATGCCAATATTAGGCACGATGATAGATGCGGTCCCATCCTTAATGAACTTGACACATGTCGAGAGGATGGCGGCGATTAATTCATCAGATAAGTGGGATAGACCTGCGATAACCACCGTTGGATATTATGACTATGATTTTACATATGTAATGGAAAGATTAGGAATAACACCAGAAGAAGAAGCGTCTTTTGACGAAATGGTTAGTTCAACCAAGTGGAGCGCCGGATTATTTTTAGTACACCCTGTATTTAGCAAGCTCGCTGCAGTTTACGTATAACTTGCAATTAAGCGAAGACATTTGATCCGAGAAAGTAACTCGGCCCACAC